TGAAGCTGGAGCAGAAAGACCCGAAGACATTCCTCGCGTATGGGTGGGGCAAACCGATTGAGACGATGCAGCACCAAGGCGCCGACGGCGGCCCGCTCCAGATCGGTTTCTACCTCGACACGAAGGACGTGACCGGGCCGGACCCGGTGTTGAAGAAGTAATCATGTCATACATTCCATCTCAACCATTCGTACCCGCCCCAGTGCCTGTAAACTTCGGGTGCAAGGCTGGCGATCCGAGGATGTCCGTTGTAATTCAATCACCTGTCAAGGAGGACAGGAAAGACCCCAGGACTTTTATCGGGTGGGCATTGATAGCTTTTATTCGGCCACGATGACCGCAACCAAAGCCAAACCATCGAAGCCAAACGCCCGGCGCATTCAACTGCCGCGGTTCCGGGGTGGTTCGACGGCGTTACTCACCAACCACGACCACGAAGTAATCCTGGTCGGCCCGGCGGACACCTCAAAGACGTGGGCGGGCTGCGTCAAGGCGCTGTTGCTCTGCACGGACAGCCGGCGGCCAGGCGTTCACGGAATCATGGCGCGCAAACTGTTCAATTCCATCCACGACTCCTGCGCCCGCACATTCAACACGGTGAGCAAAGGGATGGGCGTGCGGCGGCTGGGCGGTGAGAAGTTCACTGACAAATGGATATTTCCAAACGGATCGGAGTTGGTATGTGCCGGTCTCGATAAACCTGACAAACTCCTTTCAAGCGAATGGGATTTCGCGCTGATCCCGCAGGCTGAACAGTTGACGGATGGCGAATGGGAAATGGTGTGTGGCCGCGTTACTGGCCGCGGCGCCGTGGTTGCTTACCCGCAAGTGTTCGGCGACTGCAATCCCGGCCCTTCGATGCACTGGATCAGGACGCGCAAGTCGCTGACGCGCATCCCATCGGTTCACAAGGACAATCCAGCACTGTACGATGACGCCGGGAACATCACCGAGGAAGGCATCAAGCGGCTTGGGTTGCTGGACTCGACGCTGACCGGTGTCCGGCGCAAGCGGCTGTTGGAAGGCATCTGGGCAACGGCAGAAGGTGCGGTGTACGACATGTTCGACCCGGCACCGGGCGGCCCACATGTGCTGGTGCGAGATCCCAAGGAGATGCGGCGCTGGTTCCTGGCAATAGACGAAGGGTACACCAACCCGGTGGTGATCCTTTTGATCGGTGAGGACGGCGACAAGCGGCAGCACTGCTTCAGAGAGTTCTACCGGCGCGGCGTGCTCCAAGCCGACGTGGTGGCCCGGGCCAAGTTATGGTTCCAATGTCCAATCGGGTACGCATCGGCGGCACCGGACCCGGACGGGTTGCTGGTGCTGCCAGCGGAAGCGGTACGATGCGAAGCGGCAGCAGTGGACGAATCGGCGGCTGGACTGATCGCTGATTTGAACAATGGCGGTGTGTACGCAAAGGGCGCGAAGGGCCGGGTATTGGACGGAATCAACTTGGTCCAGAACCGGCTCAAGGTACAAGCGGATGGCAAGGCGCGTTACTCGGTTGACCCAAGCTGCGTCAACCACATCAACGAATTCGAGTCGTATGTGTGGAATGATAAGGCGGCCAAAGACACACCGACCAAGGAGAATGATCACAGTCTCGACGCCGTTAGATATTTGCTCGACTACCTGCACGAAGGCACCGGCGCATTCGAGGGTGCGGGTGACATAACCTCCGGGCGTCCAGCCGGCGAGGAACGGTTTCGGGCGACGGAACGGTTTCGGGCGGGCAGCTTATGAACAAAAATAAATCCAGCACCAAACCATTCGGCAGTTACGCTGACTTTCGGCGCAAGTATCTGGAAGCGATACTGGCGGCAGCGGTTGCCAGGGACGCGGCGTGGGACAGCATCACACTGGGGTCACTCAGCCGGGATGGACTTGGCAGTGAGGGACGCAAGAGCACGAGCAAATACAAAATGCCGGATCACGGTAAAGGAATAGCGAGGCCGAAAGGAAACTGAACAATGAGCGACCAAACCAACACCTGCGGCAACTGCCGCTTTTACAAACCGTTTCACGAAGAACCTCGCGGCGAGTGTTGGTTCAATCCACCATCAGCGTTCAACGATGGCGGTGGCCGGCGCCCGCCCGTGAAAGCCAGTGACAGCGCCTGTGGCCGGCACCAGGAAGGAGCGCCGGTCGTGCGCGAGAAGCGAAACCCAGAGACACCGGGCCTGGCAGCGAAGGTGGCTAGGGATATGCGGAGGAGGTGAATTTAACCAGCGCATATAGACGGCGACGTGCGGCGTCGGAACAGTCCCAGTGTGCGCGACGGGTTGCTGGTTACAGCAGACGGTCTTACCAATGGGGCCGGCTGTTGGTATGATAACCCTAACTGGGACGCCCGCACGATTCTTCACTTTTTTAGAAAAAGTGCTTGTTTGCAATCCTTCCCCACACATACGCATTAATCAGCAATGCGGATTCTCGGAATCGACATCAAGCGCAGCTCGCCGCCAGTACGGGTGGCTGGCAGCGCCTTCGACGACCAACGGATAGTGAACGAGGTGGCGCTGGCCACCGGTCGTTCGTTGGCTGGCACAGTCCGCGCCGCTGCCTCGGTTAATCCGCTGGTGCCGGTACTGCGCACGCCTTCACCGGTTTCTTCCACGCCAACCTTCAACGTCAAGTTGCCGGATGGCCGCCAGATTCCAAGTGATCCGAGGGATTCTTGGATGTGGTCACTCCCCGACAAGCTCACACCGAAACAGGTGATGGTGATCCTGCGGGCGGCGCTGGCCGGCGACTGTTACCGCATGACAGCTTTGTCACGTCTCATGCAAGAGACGTGGCCGATGTTCCGCAACTGCTCGCACGCCATGCGCGATCCGGTGGCGAACACGCGTTACACCGCGAAGGCGTACACCAAAACCAAAGGCGCGGCACCGAGCCGGCTGGCGCAGGAAAAGGCGGACTTGATTTCGCGGGCGATGAAGAACTTCGCGCCAACACCGTTCACGGATGAGCGCGGTTTTATTGGCATGGTGTACGACTTGTGCGACGCGATGCTCATCGGCATGTCTACAGGGGAATTGATGTGGCATCCGTTGACGGACTGGGGCAGTGGCCGGGAGTACCTGCCGCGGGCATTTGCCTGGGCGCATCCCCGGCACTTCAGTTTCTCGCAGGCTGGCGTGTTGACGTTGGCGAACCCGGGCTGGTCGCAGCTTTACACCTGGCCGTTGCAAGCGGCCACCAGCAACCAAACAGCGATGACCAGCGGCACACTGCTGGACCCGACGAAGTTCCTTTGCGCGCAGTTCAAGTCCGGGTCTGGTTCGACGTTGGCCGAGGGTTACACACGGGTCATGGCGCTGGATTGGACGCGGGTTATGTTCGCGCAAGAATGGATGTTCGTGGCGGCGCAGAACTTCGGTTCGCCGCACGTTGATTTCACTTTCAAGCCGACCGTGCTGAACAATCCGGGCGAGCTGCAAAAAATGCTCCAGCTCATTGAGGACGGCTTGTCCAACCGTGTATTTGCGCACGCGGAAGGCACGACCTTGACCATGATGGCACCGGGTACGGCAACCAACGACCCGCAGGAAAAGCTGATGGACAAAGCGGATCAGCATTGCATGGAGTTATTTTTCGGCACCGAGGCCACCACCAAGGCGACCGCCGGAAAGCTGGGTGGTTCAAACGAGAACGATCCACACGCCAAGACCAAGCGCGACCGCGTGCAAGGGTTGGCCAACTGGGTGTGCGCCGCCGGCCTCAGCTACTTCGTGGATGCGGTGCTGTACATGAATTACGGCCGCAACCCGGCGGCCCTGGCCGAGAAACCTTCGGTGGAACCTGATTTCACCGAGCCGTTGACACCGCAGGAAAAAGGCGCTGTGGTCACAGCGTTCGGCACCTGTAACGTTCCCATTCCGACCGACGACTTTTATTCGATGCTCGGTGTTCAAGTGCCCGAGGAAGGCGACAAAGTCATCGTCCCGGCCACCGGCAAGATCGGCGTGCTCGGTTCAACCGACGAAGACTTGGACGTGTCGCAGCCTGACCCAATTCCGCCCGGCATGGACGCGGACGGCAACCCGCTGCCGCCGCAGGGTGGGGAAGATGACGGCAACGAGGAGGGTGCGCCTGGCAAGAAGGCTGTGCCAGTCACCAAGGCGGCCCTGGCGCGGATACTGGCCAAGGCCACGGATGCGGAACTGTTTCATCTGATACCGCTTGCGGAAGCGGCGGACAAGGCTGTCCACCACAACGGCGAGCACGCGCTGCTTCAGCAGCACCTGGAAAAAATCAACAACCGGAAATAACAAAATGAAAACGAAACTGACAATTCTCTTTGGCCTTTTGGCCATCGCCGCGATCACCCTCACCGTCAAGGCTGGTGTAATTACGCTGATCGGCAGCGGCGCAACCATCAACGCCAACTCGACATCAAACTTCACGGCGCTGGCGCAGGTCGGGACGTTCAACATGGGCCAACAGAATTTGTATTTAACCAGCGGGTCGGAGACGAACACGGCCTTGGTTACTGTG